AATTGAGTTAATCATCGATGAAGAGGATGAAATCAGTGGAATTGATGCGATTTCTATCGTAGACGATCCTGCAATACAAGAAGATTTCATTACATTAAGCTCACAGGAAGTAAAATTAGCCGAAGTCGACAAGGACAAGCAGATTCTTATGGGTCCTGCGCTTATTCCCAACAAAAAGATATATAGACGCTCCGGAGAAGAGGAATATTACATATTCTTCTCTGATGATACCGTTAGAAAGGCCGCAGAGCTGTTTTTGTCCAAAGGAAAGCAAAATAACAGCACTCTAGAGCACGAAATTGAACTCAATGGGATGTCTGTAGTCGAATCTTGGATTATAGAAGACAAAGAGAAAGACAAGTCCAACCTTTACGGGTTTGACTTGCCACTTGGCACTTGGATGGTGTCTATGAAGGTCAATAACGATGAAGTTTGGTCTAGCTACGTCAAAACAGGCAAAGTAAAAGGCTTTTCTATCGAGGGTCACTTCGCAGATACTATGGAAAGACCACAAGAGAAACTTCCTGAGGAAGCTGAAGAAGAATTAGAGGCCTTGTCTGTGATAGAAGAACTTATGGCTTCTATGGATGTCGAAATGAAGTCTTATAACGACTATCCAAAGGCTGCATCTGAAAATGCACAAAAAGTATTGGATTGGCGCAACAGATATGGCAGAGACGAAGTCAAAGGAATGACTGTCGTGGGGTGGCGAAGAGCCAATCAGCTCGCTAAGGGTCAAAAGATCACAAGACAAACTATCGCCAGGATGGCAGCGTTTAATCGCCACAGAAAGAACGCTAAGATAGACCCTGACCTAAGGGGCACCCCTTGGAAAGACAAGGGATATGTCGCTTGGCTTGGTTGGGGCGGCAGCGAAGGCGTTGATTGGGCTATCCGCAAGATGGAGCAATTCAGACGAGGAGAATTTTAAGCCACACATAAACATCAAAAAACATATGAGAAGACTCAAGGAAACACCATCTAGGACAAGCCCTCGCTCTTCAAGGCGAGGCTGTCTGTGCAAAAACAACACATATTCAACTAAGTGTTGCAAAGGTAACATACATAACCAAGGCGTTGGTCAAACCTCTGCATCTTCTTAAAAATACAACAAAACACAATCCATTTAGTTAATTAAATAGTTTATACTAATTTTTTTATTATTCACATATGAAAGCATCTGAAATTGTTGATAAGTTCAAGAATATCTTGCTTGCTAACGAAACCGAAGAGGCTCCTAAGGAAGTCATCGAAGAGCAAGTAGAATTGTCTGAGGACTTGAAAGAAGTTGAAGTAGAGGCTGCCGAGGAAGTAAAAGCTGACGAGGTAGATCTACAAGAAGAAGAGGTAGAAGCCGAAGAGGAAGTTGAAGAAGAAGATCCTATGGCTAAGTATGCTACTAAAGAAGATTTGGCTAAAGCTATAGCTGAAGTAAAAGCTATGGTTGAAGTTCTAAGCGCTGAGGAAGTTGAAATGGAAGTACCTGCTGAGGCAGAAAAACTTTCTTCTCAAGAGCCTCAAGTTGAACCGTTGTCTCACGATCCTGAAGCTCAAGTTGCCAAAAAAGGTAACTTCCAATTCGCTCAGAACAGAAGCCGAGGCACTATTGATCGAGTATTTTCTAAACTATCTAACTAATAAATTAAATTAAAATGTCTGTATCTATTACATCTACTTATGCAGGAGAGTTTAGTGGTAAGTATATTGCTGCCGCTCTTTTGTCTGCTGATACCCTTGACAAAGGTGGTATCACAATTATGCCTAACGTAAAGTACAAAGCTGTCCTTAAAAAGGCTTCTACAGATGACATCGTAAAAGATGCCACTTGTGACTTCCAAACAGGACAAGGTACTTTAACTCTTACTGAAAAGATTCTTCAACCTGAAGAGTTCCAAGTAAACCTTGACATCTGTAAGAAAGACCTACACTCTGATTGGGAAGCTGTACAAATGGGTTACTCTGCTTTCGATCAACTTCCTGCTAACTTCGCCGATTTCGTAATTGGCCACGTTGCTGCTAAAGTTGCTGATCGTACTGAGAAAAACATTTGGAGTGGAGACACTTCTACTTCAGGTCAGTTTGACGGATTTGAAACTTTGTTGGCTGTTGACGCTGACTTGCCCGCAGGTCAAGAAGTTGCCGGTACTACTGTAACTTCTTCTAACGTAATCACTGAGCTTGGTAAGATTGTTGACGCTATCCCTTCTGCCGTTTACGCTCAAGAAGATACTCACTTGTATGTATCTAGCAACATCGCTCGTGCCTACATCCGTGCTTTGGGTGGATTTGGTGCTTCAGGTCTTGGTGCTAACGGTTTGAACGCTCAAGGAACTACTTGGTTCAACAACGGTAGCCTATCTTTCGATGGTAAGCCTTTGTTCGTGTCTTCAGGTTTCTCTGATAACGTAGCTATCGCTGCTCAGAAAAGCAACCTCTTCTTCGGAACCGGCTTGCTTTCAGACAGAAATGAAGTTCGTGTTATCGATATGAGCGAAATTGACGGAAGTCAAAATGTACGAGTAGTAATGCGATTTACTGCCGGTGTACAATACGCTCAAGTTGGAGACATCGTTACTTACGGTATCACCAACTCCGCTAACTAAGAATTATTAACTCAATAG